AATTCTGGAGACCAGCTAGCTCTTAATTTTCTTTCAGTTACAGAAACTGTTACTGACTCTAAATCAAAAGATACTTCACCAATTTGCTCTTCAAACTCTAAAGTATCGTATTTGCGATATGAAGCGTTAAACTCAGTTCTCGCTAAAGTTGATCCAGTTACTACGTAATCAGAATAACCTGCAGTTGCACTATATGCTTGTAAATCAACTTGAACATAGATTTTACCATCAGAATCACAAATATCATAATAGTTTTGTGTAGCATTAGTTGTTTTTGCACCATATTCTACAATACCTTTACCGTACTTTTGAGTTACGATGTTGATTGGTAATGAAGTACCTGTTGTAGCACCTAAGTGATTTAACAAGTTAGCGTCTGAAGTGAACACTTGTAATGAAGCCAAGAATTCTTCAGAATCCATTTCATTACCATCTGGTCCTTTCAATTTACCAGCTCCAGCTTGTGTGAAACCTGATAATTCTAAAATCACATAAGATTTAGTTGTACCAGTCACGATAGCCGATGTACTTGTAGTAACTTCACCGTTAGAGAAAGTTGCAAAACCGTTAACAGTTAATGATTGAACAGAGAAAGCTCCTTTTGAATAATCAAAAAGACCTTGATCTAAATCATCACTAGCTTCGTAAAAACGATCATATAAACTTCTCTTTCCAGCAGGATAACCTGATTGTGCGTTAGTTGGTAAACCTAAATCGTTGTTTGCTCCACCATAAGGAGAGTAGTGACCATTACCATCTCTTTCCTGAATTTTAGGAATGAAATAGAATAATTTACCGATTGGTAAGTTCATAGCTTGTACAGACACGATGTCGTTAGCTAATAATTTAGAGAATACACGACGAATGATAGGGAAAACTACTGTCTCGAAAGAACCAGACGCATCAGCTACTGCTGCTTCGTTGATTAAGTAAGACGCTTGGTTTTCATATAATTGCGCGATGTTATCTTTTTGGTGACCGTCAAGACCTTCTAAAAAGCCTAATTCGTCCCATTTTTTGATGGTATCTTCCTTGATAACTCTAAGGTGTTTTAAACCGATGTTACCAACCATACCTGATTCTAATAATGCTCCCATTTTGAATTGTATTTTGTTTTTAATTTTATTTTATTTTTCTCATCATTTCTTTAATTCTACTGAATTGTGGGTTCTCATAAGCTTTTGACTCAGATAATACCTCTGTAGAAGAAGATGTTGATGGAGTGTTAGAGATTTTTGTCGCAACTGATTCGGTAACCGTAGTTTTTGAACCTAATTCAGTTTTGATTGTGTTGAATAAACCTTTAGATTCATTCATAGTAGAAACTGTATCAAATCTCTTTAATATGTTCAATTTCTCTTGTTTAGTAGTTGAATGTTCAGTAAACAAACGTGTAGCGTAAGCTAAGTTTGCATTGAATACTGCAACTTCATTTAGTTTATCCTTGAATAATACTAACGCCTTTTTATATTCAGCATTTTGTTTTTTCAATGTTTCAACTTCTTCGTTAATAGATGAACCTGCTTTATACATTTTTTTAGATGGTAAACCAGCTCTACTCATACCGTTCTTGTTTCCATGAGGGTTTGATTTTGTACGTGCAGCTTCAGTCGCTTCAACTTTTTTAGATTCTTCTTCCTCTTCAGAAACCTCAGCTTCATTAGATTCTTCTTCCTCTTCCTCGTCTAATTCGATTTCATAGATAGTTTCTTCTTGGTTGTCAGAAGGCATTTCTTCTTCTTCAACTTCAGCATCCATATCCATTTCATCCATTTCAACGTCAGAATCAACATCAGTAGACATGTCCATACCGGCATCAACATCAGAATCTTCACCATCTAATTTGATAATGTATTCATCTTCACCGTCACCGAATTCAACATTGTTACCGTCTTTTTTAACTACGATACCATCTTCTGGTTTCATAGCCTTGAATACTTTAAGAACTTCATCGTCTGAAGCACTTGTCATATCCATAACGTCTTCGTCATCCATTGAACTTTCGTCATCCATAGATTCCATATCAGTATCCATATCGGCACTCATATCGTCCATGTTAACGTCAGCGTCAACATCCGAATCAACGTCATCTGTTGAGTCTAAATTATCGAGGTCTGTATCCGCATCAACATCTGCATCAACGTCTTCTTCAGATTCATCATCTGTGTCTTCGTCGTCAGCTGTTACATCTTGTTCTACCTCTTCTTCAGGTTTAGCAACTTCTTCTTCAGTTGTCGCTTCTTCCTCTTCTTCCAATGATTCTTTTAGCAAATCTTTAAGTTCTTCCTTCATAGTTGAAGCAAGTATACCTTTTGCATTTTGCTTTACTGCTTCTTCAAGATTTTGTACTTGAAGTAACGCTTGTTCTAAAATTGATTTTTCGCTCATTGTGAAAATTAATTGTTTTTATTACCTTATAAATACTACGATTTATTAAAAAATCGTGTTTTTTAATGTTCCTGCCCCTAAAAAGTTTATTATTTAGATAAAAATGTATCTAAATTGCCCATAAGTTTAGACATTCTACTGTCAAGTGTTGGTTTCTTTATTTCAGATTCTTGATATTGGTCTCTTTCTGATGGATCTTTAAAAATGTACGCACCAGGGGTTGATGGTGATGATACTAAATCAAAACAAACTAACTCGAAATCATCTTGTACGATGTTCTCACCTTTAACTTGTTTAAGTGATCCTACACCACGTGAAGAGATACCAAGTGTTGCTCCGTTCATTAATAACATTGCCGCTTGGTCTCCTTTGGTTGAAACGATACCCATCTTCTTCCATCCAGGAGAAGTGAATAATTTGATCTTACCCATTAATATTTTACCGTCCCACCAAGTTTCTAAAATTGAATGTGATACTCGATCTAAATCGATTAGTGAAGATGAAGGGTGATTTAATTCATTTAAAGCTCCTCCCTTCTTAATTAGTGTTTGATATTTTTCGTTTTCTCTCTTAAGTAACATTTCAGGATAAATCCTTCCGTTCTTATTTGGGGTATCGAATTTTTGTAAAACAGCATAAAGGATTAGGTCTTCTGAGAAGTCCACACCTTTCATTTCCTGTATAATTTTTTTATTCTCGTCTGGAGATACGTGTCCTGCGTCGTATTCTATTAAAATTCCTGTTCCAAGTTCTTTGGGTCCTAATATCTTCATTTATAGATTTTATTACTATAAATACATCGATATCCCTATTATTTTTTGGATTTGTAGAAATTGAATAGATTTTTATCAGAAAGCCCGTCTTCTATTACTATAGATAGAATATCTTTTACGTTATTTTTAATTTCTTTTGATTTAACGTCGAACTGTTTATCAACATATAATGTGATTTCTAAGTTCATAAAAGATCTTTTTTCTAATTTAATTCCCTTTGTTCTAATATCTAAATCAACAATAGATTGTTGTTTAAAATAAGGGTTCTTAAGATTATAAATTATTTCTTTAACTTTTCGTCTTGATTTATGGATCATATGATCAAAATCATCAGTTTCATTTTCGGCCTGAACCCATGAATTCAATTTCAAATAAATGGTTTTAAGATTCTTAAAATCTACGGTACCATAACCGATCTTTACATCATTGTAAGTCCCTAATGGGATATACTTACCTGTTTTCATTAATATTTCATATTATTATTTATTATGGTGTTTATAAAAAATAAATAAAATAGTTGGAATAACCAAAAATAATTTCATATATTTGTGTTATATTTATAATATATGATTATAGTAGACCTATCAAAAGAAAAAAGTATTGAGACTGCACTTAGAACTTACAAACATAAAGTTCAAAAAGTAAAACAAGTTCAACAATTAAGGGATAGACAAGTATTTGTTAAACCATCAGTTAAGAAAAGAACTCAAAAATTAAAAGCGGTTTACATACAACAAAAAAGAAATGGACTTAGTTAAGTCCATTTTTTAATTCGTTTAATCTGTAGTAATTGTATCTCGACGGAAACATTTGATTTACTTCATCTTTAACAGCTTTTAATTTATTTATTAAATCTGTTTCATTTGATTCACTTAAAAGTGTTGATACTTGATTATTAATTGATTCTTTTAATTCACTTGTTTTTGTTAATAAATCTTCATAAGGAATAGAAAGAATATTCTTTAATTCTTCTTTTTGTGATTCAGATAATGTGTTAGAATATAAAACATTAAAATTATTTGCCAATACAGCATTTAATAATGTTTCGTTTGGAACTAATGTCGTATCTTTTGATTCAGTAATTTCTTTCTTAGTTGTTAAGTGTTCTACTAATTTTTTCTTAGCAATAACTTTCTTTTCAATATTACTTAGTTTATCACTTTCAGTTAAAGTGTCTAACGCTTGATATAATTCATTTGAAACAACTTCATTATTATCTAAAGTTTTATCTAATGATTCACAGAACGTCTTTAAATTTTCATTACTTTGAATTAAGATTGTACTTAAACCCTCAACATACAACTTCGCAGTTTCTTTATCTGAAATGCGCTTACCTTCAATTTCTTCATAAAACAAATACATTTCTTTAAAATCTTTGTTTTCTTTAATTGTGGTTAAAATATTTTTAATCTCAGCTTTGTTTTCCTTAGCGTAAGATTCAGTTAATTTATTTAATAATTTGGTTTTAATAATTCCGAAATTGTTCATTTTTAATCGTTTAACATATCATTTATTTTCGTCTCTATCTCATAAATATTCTGTTGTGCTCTTTCCATATCAAATAGAATATTAAAGTCTTCTTTTTCTTCACCCAACATACTTAAAATCTTTGATTTTTTTGATTTTCTTTGTAATGTTGATTCACTTAAAGGTTCTTCACCTCCTCCACCCGCTGGCGGTGGTGCCCCACCTCCCATATCCATTCCTCCACCCATATCTCCTCCTCCATCAGATGGAGCAGCTTCCATTGCCTTTTCTCTTTCCTCTTCAGGAATACCATACTTAGCATCTACTTCATCAAATACACCTGAACGTTTAATTACATTTTGAGTATTCGTTAATTCAAATCCTAATGCACGTTCTAAACGTTGTTGTTGTAAATCTAACATGACTTCTGAATCACTAAATCCAAGAATGTTCTTCTTAGCCCACGTATGTGAAACAGGTAAGATACCCACTTGAGATTGATCCGACGTCGCATCTTTATAAAGTGTAACTTTTTCTTTCCATTGTTCAATACGTAATAAATCAGATTGAGCAGATGGGTTAGTTAATGATAATGAGAAATTATTTAATTCATCCTCCATACCTAAAAGGTATAATTGGATTAATGCAATTTTATTTAATTCTTGAATAACAGATTTTTGAATTCTGTTAATAGTTCTTGCAAAACGAATATCCATTAAAGCCAAACTTTTACCTTCACCTACAACTTCTTCAAATCCTAAGAACGCTTTAGGTATACGTAATGCGGCTAACATCTTTTTTTGAATATATTCAATATCGGCAATCTCACCTAAGTTTTGTGCTCCCGGTAATGTTTCAATTGGATTAGATTGTGATGGATCACGAACAGGAATAAAATAATCCTG